CCGCCTCATTGTCCTTAGACATTCCTGTTCCTTTGCGTAGCGGGGTGGATACTCGGATTGTACACACGATTTGAAGGCTGGACGGGGAAAAAGCCTTCGAATCGAAAGTTAGTGAGAATGCGGCGCTGTGGACTGCTGATTGGTGGTGTTCCAATCAGCCTTCTTGCCGTTGGACGGTCCTGCGGTCGTCACGACCACGTTCCGCTGCGCAGCGATCCGGCGCTGCTCCTCGGTAGAGAACACCGAGACGGCACCCTTTTTCTTTTTACCGCAGTTGCAACCCATGCCTTACCCCTTCAACGTTTCGCGCAGGCTCAAAGCGAACTCGCGCAGTCGAGTTTCCTGGTCACACCCCAGTTGGCGCGCCATCAGGTCAGCAGCAGCACGCATACCCACAGGTTCATCCACCCCCGCGTACACGCCGAACCGAACGGGGGTCACCGTGCGAGACAGCTCCCCGTTCTGGAGCGTGAACGAGTGATGCGCTGTCGGGAATCCGGGAACCGGCACCAGCAGCGCCGCTGCAAGCTCGCGCTTCCCAGGCTTTTCACGATGCGGACCCCAGTCGCCGGACAGCTGGCATGCCATCATGCGCGCCACCTGTTCGCCGTTGACGCCCGGAATAAGCGCACCAGCGATCCACACCCCGAACCGATTCTCACCGACGCGCGCCGTAGCGACCACCGAGCACGCGTTGTCGTAGTGCTCGCGTCTCGCAGGCCCGGTAACCGCCGAAGTCGCCGGGGCGTGGCCGCAGTCCATCGTGATCGGCCCTGTAGCGATCTTGGTATAACCGCCGCGCCCGTCGTCGACGAGCGTGGCCCGGTTCATCCAGATGCCGTAGTCGACGTTGCCCGTGGGTACCGTGACCCGCTTGTCCCGGAACCCCCGGTGAGCGACCTTCTTAGGTGCGAGGTAGCCGAAAAATCGACCGTCCTCGGTAACGGTGATCGCTCCGATCTCGGGAGCCTCCTTGGGCTCCTCGAACCAATCCGCAGGCGGCAAATCGGGAATGGTGATGGTGTAGGACGATGCCGTAAGCACTTCGGCAGGCTCTTCGATGTCCTCGGGCAGGTCTTCATCCAGGTAGAGCCGAGCTTCGGCGAAGGCGGGAATGTCCACTAGGTCAACAGCGCGAATACGCGCACCGTCAGTAATGACGGTACGAGTAGGTTCCATGCACTCGGCGTTGAACTCAGCGTCTTCGGGGCTTTCGCAACCTTCGGCGAACTGGTACTCCACTGCGAAGCCCGGGCCATCCGGGTCTTCATCGATAATGATTGAGACACCCGCAAGCGTGCCGGGGTTGTCCCTAGTGCCCATCTGCCGGGCAGCCTCAAGACCGCGAGGCGAGCGGAGGTCGACCACGCCGCGAGCGAAGAGACGGTCACCTCGTCGCTCGATGGAATCGAGACGCCCCACCCGAGCCACCTTGTCGGCACCGCCCGGGCCGTGGCCTCGTTCGTACTGGTAGCCCAGCGGAATTTCCAGAGACGCAGCGGTAGCCCCGACGTTCTGCCAGGTCAGATTGTCGGTGTCGAATTCGCGGCGGTCACCAGTGGCTCGGTTGCCGACCACGATCTCACCCGACACTCGCGCGTAACGGGGGTTGTCGGAAGTGGGTCCCGGGGGAACGTCAGCGGCGAACGATAGTGACGCACTGCGGTCGTCATCGTCGTCCCATGGGACTACGTGATCGGTGTCCAGCTCCTCATTGATGTGGTCGTACAGCCCCGCCACTGCCGAGCGCAGTTCACGCTGCTGCTCAGCGGGAATGTCCGCACCGCCTCGGGCACCCCGGAGCACCCCTGCCACTGCGAACACGCCGCGCGGGACCAGCTGCCTACGGCCGTCAACGATGTCAAGCACACCAAGCTTGTAGGCGCCTTTAGTGCGTTCATCCGCGTTGTCGTCACGATAAAGGAACGCGGACGCGTAGCACGCCCAAGCGTCGGCCGTGTCATCCGGTGTCACATCGGTGTCGTCGATACCGCAGTCACGGGCAATACGCTCAGCGGCTCCGGGACCATCCCAAGGATGCGTATCAGGGGCGACGGGAAGGCTGTCCCACCCTGTGCGTCGGACAGCAGCGGTGATAACGGTGTCGTCCCTCAGCGGCACGGTAACCTCCTCATAAGCGGCTGCGTTCAACGTCAGCTCAGCGGGGATGTCGTCAAGATTCAGGTCAGCAGGGTCGAACAAGACCAGGTTGGCGCACCGGCAGTTGATAACCTCTTGGGGAGGTCCTGTCGGGTCACCCGGGAACGCTAGCGGTGCGCCACCTACGATGAACGGCTCTGTGACCATCACCGTCTGGCCGTCCGCCTCGTGGTGGGTGTGCCGGGTACGGGTGTCGTTAGTAGCCTGCCACGCCTTGCGGAGAATTCCTGGGCGCACGCCGTATGCATTCTCAAAGCGTTCCATGGTCGCGTAGGCGGCTACGTTCCGAGCCCCGTGACTCTCTGTGCGCGCAATAGTACGTGCTCGACCCTCAGTCACCCCTACAGCGTCGCGAATTCGTTGCGCTAGCTTCGGCTGAGACTCCCCAAGTTCGATGCCCTCCGCAAGGGACGCTCGGGCATTGAACCAAAGCGCGTCGCCAATGCCGACAAGCCGATTGGATGCCTGCCGCAGATACACGTCAGTGTCAAGCGGCTGGTCTATCAGCAGCGGAAGCGGCTGGCCCACCGATTCGGCGAGTCGGGAGACAGTCTCGACCCCTGCCGCCAGCATCGAAGCGTCAAGCGCCGGAATCAACTCTTCGGACACGTACGCCACCCAGAAAGCCAGGATGGCGTCAAGCGCGGCAGGATCGGCGTTGCGGAGTGCCTGTTCGATGCCTTCGCGGTTCAGCACCTCGATTACCGCAGCACGAAGACCAGCCATCACCAGTGCCTCGAATTCCTCAGCGGTGATGTCCAGCTCTTCGAGAGTCTGCAAGGGAACCTCAGCCATCAGGCAGCCTCCCCGGGTTCCGTAGCCTGCGTATCAGAGGGATTCTCAGAGTCGCGGGTGGTTTCGACGGTCTCTGTCCGGTCGGGCTCATCGACGTTCGCGATGGTTTCTTGCACCTGCACCGCCGACGCTTGCGCACGCAGCCGCAGCTTCTCAGCCATCTCGTCAAGCTGGTCATCAGTCGGCGCGTCCGATTCCGAGAAACCTTTCTCACGGCGGTACGCGATCCCGTTGATTTCCATCCGGTCGTACGCCTCATCAGCGGCCGCCGACTTGTCCGGACGCTGCACGATCTCGGAAGGGTCGTACCACATGACGATCCGACCACCATTGGGACCCACCAGTTCCTCACCGCTGGCCCGGAGCATGGGCACCAGGTAGCCGCGTGTGAGCGCGTGGCAGATGGTCTCAGCATCAGGCGCAATGTGCAGCTTGATACCGGACTCTTCGACCTGGGCAGCACCCCAGTGATTCATGCCTGAGACGCCGAGCAGCTGGTCGGAAGGGAGGTCAAGCGCGGTGGCGAGACGGCGGATCGCCGATTCGCGCTGCGGAATCAGCTTGTCGTCGATAGGGTTGGACAAGTCCAGTGCCATCATGACGTCGGACAGCTTGACGTCGGTGGCCGACCCCAGATCCACGCCGATTGGCAGCTTCAACGCAGCTTCGGCGGACATCGGGTCTTTGATGCCGCGTGACGCCACTTCCACCAACACCTGAGCAAACGGGTCTTGCCCCTCCGCTCCAGTGGGGTTCGGCGTCTGCGGAAACGACAGCTTGCCACGGTCGTACAGCAGGACACCGTTCGAGGCGAGACGCGAAGTAGTCTCAGCGATGATGCGTTTATTGATCAGGTCAAGCTCGGCCATCGCGCCGAGCGCGTTAGCAGCGATCGAACGGGCACGGTATGAGTACTGGAGGTCGGGACGCCAGAATCGGACCACCATCGTGTCCGACCCGAGTGTGGTCCAGTCCTGTTCGCTGTCACCCGTCTTGAGCTGGTAGCTGTTGCCCTGTACCCGCAGTTCGTTCGCGGAATAGACCGACCAGCGCTCTTCGCCGATGTCGTCGGTCTGGCCGACAAGCCACCCTTCGCCGGGCACGTTGTAGTGGACGCCCATGGCGTACATCAGCTGGGCCTGGCCGCCGATACCGCCAGCAAGACGCGCCACGGCATCAGCGGCAGGACCCTCTGAGATGGGGAGGGGTTCGTCACCACCAGGGATGTACTCGGCCGCTAGGAGGCGAATGCGGCTGAGCGCATTCGCTTTCCAGTTGACGGCGGCTGAGAACTCCTCAAGCGTGTAGTAATAGCCCCACAGCTGCCCCTGAATATTGGTGTATTTCGGAGCGTTTCGGACGATAGGGGACAGCACCGAAGCCGACGCTACAAGCGTCGTGCCGAACGCCGGAAGTCCCATACCACGCCTATTCGTTGTCTGCCCCGCCCAAGAATCCGACCACCGTCGACATGGCAAGCCATGTGATGATCGGGTAATCAAGCCCGTACGCGATCGATAGTACCACTGTCATGACCCCCGATACCCAGAATCCAAGGCACCAGGGGCACGACAGCAGGTAGGCCCACTTCGAATTGAAGTGTGTGTCAGACCCTACCGGCCCGTGCTTGGCGTACCAACGTCGCTCCAGTCCGAACCGAATGCGATCCATCAGCGGCTCGGCGATCTTGTCTGTCGTGACAAGTCGGGTGACTCGATACGCGGCCAGTGTCGCCAGGACGAACAGCAGCACATCACTCACCGGCGTCGACGTCCTTACGCTTGCGTGGCCACGTCTTCACCGTGGACAGCACCAGCGCGCCGAACGGAATCGCCGCGCCGAGCAGCGCTTCCCACAAGGCGATTTCCTTCGCCTCAGCATCCACGTAGAACGCAGCCAGTGCCAGGACGGTCAAGCCGAAGGCGTAGATGGTGGCCCGAGGGCCGCTCGTGTTCATCCCTCACACTCTCCCTCAAGATTCTTCACGTGCTGTTTCACCTGGTTGACCTCGGAACGAATCGAGACCACCTCGGCCCGAACTTCGTTGATTTGCTCGCTCATGCCGCCGATGGTGCTGTCGATTCGGTCGAGCCGTTCCGCCAGCCCGGGGCGCTCTTCGCT